CTCTGTTCACGCGGGTCCAGGCCAAGGGTCTAACGACTCAGGTTCTGGCCGGTGCGCTTGGGGCGGTGCACGCCAGCGATGTAGATGAGCACCAGGCTTACCCTGAGGTCTTCTTCACGGTTGGCGGTGGCGTCCAGACGGCGTACATCGGCAAGTCCGGTATTGCCGCGAGCTTCACACAGGAAGCTCTTCGCTATAGCACCTGGGACATCTTTGCAATCAACTTGCGGCTCATGAAGAACGCCATGGCTCGCCACAAGGAGCAGAAGGCCAGTGCCTTCCTCCGTGAGCTCGGTACCACCCTGTTTGACAACCTTGCGCCTGCAAGCAGCGCGTTTGGCATTCTGACTGGCCGTGGTATCGATGGTGCGGCTAACGGCGCTCCAACAATGGACGACCTGCTGAAGGCAATGGCGTTCATGGCTGAGGAGGGCTTCATGCCGGATGTCCTTCTGGTTAACCCGGTGACCTATCTGATGTGGTGTCAGGACCCAGTCATGCGGAATATGCTTCTTGCTCACGGTGGCGGGAGCTACTTCCAGCAGTGGTCAGGTAATCCTGGTCCTCTCGATCCGTGGAGCAATGGGCCGATGGGCGCTCGTGGCCCGAGCGCTGGTAACCGGGTTGTTCCGGATGGCAACGCAGCTGGTGAGACCCCGACGGGTATCGAGCCTCGTATGCACGGCATGAC